TTAGTGTACTGTTATCACCTGTAAAGTTATCCACTGTAATATCAGCTTCGCCGCTTTTTGCAACTTGTTGAAATGTTGTGCCGTCAAAGTATTCCATACTACCTGTACTGGTATTGTATCTAAAAACACCAAATACAGGATCATCTGGACGCTCATTGGTAGCACCAAATGGAATTCGAATAGACGAAGATCCTGAAGGGATTTCTCTATTTTTTAGAAAAACTCCAGTTGCCATATTAGATACTTGTAAATGAAGTTACTGCATTTACTCCACTTGCTACGTTAGCAGTTACCTGTACAATATCGCCGTTTTCAAGTAAAAGTTTTTCACCACCTGAATATAGTTGGTAGCTGTCAGTGGCTGCGATGCTCAATGTTTTTGCAATCAAGTTTACGTTACCAAGACTGTCACCGCTCGGTATCACATGTATATCAACGCTTACTGCACCTGCAGTTGCATTTGTTAGTGCAAGATAGGTTATTGCAGTATTGTTTGTGCTTGTATAAACTGTTGTTGCACTGTTGCTTACATCTACTGTTTGTATTGCCATTTTAGTTCCTTAAAATATAATTCCAAAAACAATTGCTTTGCTTTTGCTTACTAGTTCATCTGCGGTTGATCCGTCTACAAAGTAAACACCTGTTCCACCACTGCCTGCAACATTTCCATACAACACAGTTGTATTTGAAACCGAACCTGGAGCAGCACTGTCTGCTAATTGTAAACCTGCGGTAAGATTGATGTTACCAGCAACATTAAGTTGGCTAGTGTCGGTGAAGGTAAAATTTGCACTTGCACCAAAACTTCCTTCGTCGTTAAACTGTACTTGTGTGTTTGCACCAGCAACACTACCTGCGGCTGCAGTTCCAATTTCATTCCAGGTACCTGATGTCCCATCAGTATCAGTTGACGTGCTTATTTCCCATCTACCATCTGTGTTGTTAAATCTTAAACCAGCATAAGTGGTTGCACTTTTATGAGTGATAATACCAGAATTTGATGAGTAAGTTGCAGTATTACTGTCATTGAGTAATATAAACGGATCCTTAACATCAAGTTGTTCAGTGTTGATGTAGGTTAAGTTTCCGCTTACTTCTAAGTTTCCAGTAACTGCCATTGCGGTTGTTTCAATGATAACTCTGTCACCATCATTGATGGTTTCAATATAGTAATCGCCGTCAATTCTTTTCTTTGTATTCATAATGGACCTCTAGCAGTATTTACCATTTCAATAAAGCTCTCCATTGATAAAATTTTGAGGTTGTCAATTTTACTGAACTGTTTTACAAAAGCACTTTCTATGCCTTCGACTCTGTAAAATCTTCTGTCTTTGAAATCTTCTGTGATTAGTGTCACAAGTTGGTTAACCCAATTTCCTGGAAATGTAGGAGGGTCAAGTTCTTTTTTATAAAATTGCTTGTCTACATATACATTATTGAACATGCCATTGGTAGTTCCAAGATCCATACCTATTAGGTAGATGTCGCTGTGTCCATCAATACAGGCAAGAGCCGCACAATTTGGTCCACTGCTAAATCCTTTATACTGGTTATGTAAACTTTTTCCGCCTAGTTCTAGAATTGGCTTTCTAGTATGGAACCTATTGTTTTGTGCATATCCACTTTGTTGGATAGCATCAGCTATTGGTCGATCTGTCGCTACAAGGCAGTCAGGTGTAAAATCTTTGCAAAGCCAATTACATCCATATGTTGCACCAAGAGGCGACAACTTTGTCAAATCAACACTTAGTCTGCTTTTTCCATTGCCTAATATAAAAGCTGCACTCATAAAAAACCCTCACTGTACTTACTACAATGAGGGTTTGGTTAGTTAAAAACTATCGATTAACCCAATGAAGGATTCTCAACTTGTACTAAATCACGTGTGCTTGGTGATGCAGATGAACCTGATCCACCGATAACAACTGTGTCATCTAGTATGTTAAAGAAGTTTAACAACACTGGATTATTTGCAAATGAAATTCCATGTTTGTTGCTAAAACGCTTTAGACGAACTGCACTTGATCCTACATCAGTGTAAGTTACTGTCATACTTCCTGTAGATAATGCAGCATCAGCTTCGTCGGCTAGTGTACAAATTCCGCACTCAGCAGCAGTACCCGAAGTACCAGCTGGAGCAGCAGCTTCGACAGTAAAAATTTTACCTACTGCTATTGTGCCTTCGCCGGCACCCATTGCTGCCCAGTCAGTGTCGCCGACACTTACAATTCTAATCTGTGATCCAACCACTGCATCCTCAGGGTCAATTGCACTGGCATCTAATCTTGATACCAAGAACTTTGAAGCTCCTTTTTGGCGTACAATAAAGCCATCGCCTTCAGCAGTAATGCTACCGCCTGTTGGTCTAATTCTTGTGCTTACCACTGGAAATGTATAATCACTAGTAGCAGTGTCTCCACCAACTACTCCGTAGAATAATTCTCCAGCTGGTGTTCTACCTGCAACGTCGTCGCCAGGGTTGTTAAATCCTGCATCTTGTGTATCAGATATCTTTATTTTTAACGGTCTTCCCATTTGTTTTCTCCTTATAAAGTCCCGTTCTAGCGGGTACGCGGTTGGTTTCCGCATAAACACATTATTGTGCAATGGTATTTATGTCAAAAAAATAGCACCCGAAGGTGCTATTTTTAATAAAGTTAAGCGTTATATTATGAGAATGATAAGTTGCTAACTGCAATTTCACCCACATAGTCACCGGCATTACCAAATGAACTTGCAGTGTTTGATAACTCGATATATCCATATCTAGTCATGAAACTTACTACTGGCTCAAATGATGACGGATCTAGTACAACTCCTGAACTCATTAGCGGTACGTATGGGCAGTAGAAAGCTGGAGCGTCTGTTTCAGATGCACCTTTGTATCCTACTAATACTGCTTGAGTGTCAGCTGCATATGAATCAACAAATACTCTCATTGTACCGTTTAATGTACCTACAAACTTAGTGTTTGTTGGTGCTTCAAAAGTACCTTCTGTTGTTCTAGCAAATGCTGATGTTGTAGCTGATTGTAACACTGTTAATGAAGCTGGTGAAACAACTGCATAGTTACCTGCACCACGTCTTGTACGTTGTGCAATTAAGTTAGCTGTTCTGTTTATTAACACTGCTAAAGCGGCATGCTCGTCACCTACGAAAGTTGCAGTACCTGATACTGCAGCCTGGTTGTATGTGAATTCAGTTGCGGCTAATGTACGTAGAGATAAAAGAATCTCTTGATCGATTTCAGCAGTAATCTCTTGAGCTAATGCTGCCATGATTTCTGCTTCAACGTCAATACCGTGCATTGATTGTGCGTCTTGAGCTGCTTCAAAAGTCCAACGTGCTTGTAGCTTACGTGTCTTTGCTTCGACAGGTTGCTTCAAGATTTGGATTGAAAGTTGACTTCCGCCTGTTCCTTCTTTTGCTGCTGTAACATCAGCTTTACCAGTTGTAGTAGAACCTGAATATGCAGTTGCAATTTTGAACGGGCTTAATGCTTCGTCACCTGCTACTGTGTCTGTGTCAAATGGTGCACTTGCTGATGAAGTTACACTGTCTGCATATCTTACACGTAGAGTGTGAATTTGTCCAACTGGACCTTGCATTGGTTGTACACCGACAATTTCGTTAGCGATAACTGTTGGCATAACACGTCTAATCACTGGAAGGATTACACGGTTTAATGTTGCTACGTTACCAGCGGCTGATGCACCTGATGTTGCTGCCTCTTGTAAGTAACGCTTTGTGTTTTCTAACACAACGCTCATGCTATTGCGACGATTACCTTCTAGACCTTCAAGAAGTGCGTCTTTAGTATCGTCCCAACGGCTTTCCAATAGTACGTCTGACATTTAAGTCTCCTCTATAGTACTTTATTTTAAGCCAGCAAGTTTGCGGATGTCAACAATGTTGCTGTCATCTTCAACCTGGACTGTTTTTTGTTCTTTATTACCTGTTACTTCAGTGCGGCTTTCTTTGATAGTTTCTTTCTTTGATTCTTTGATCATTGATTTGCCGTCTAGCACTGCTGGTAGGTAACGGTCGAAAGCAGTCTTCAACTTTGAAGTTTGTACGCTTTCTAGTAGGTCAGTCATAATCGCTGCCTTATCTTTGTTGAGTGGCTTCAATAGAGTGTTAAGTGTTTCTTTACGCTCAATACCTTCTTGAATAATTGCAATTTCTTGCTCTTTGCTCTCAACGATTTTAGCCTTCTCTTCAAGACTCTCATTGATTTTAGCAACTTCTTCAGTAGCCGATTGGACCGCTGCTTCTAGTTCCTTAATCTTTTGGTTTTCATTGAGGTGACTTGCAGAGAATTCTGTAGCAAAAGTTTCAAAGATTTTACGTCCGAAAGTATTTTCTTTTG